GATACGACACCTTTAATTGCTTTAGCATCTTCGTAAGATGCTTCTTGCTCGCCGGTGTAATAGCCATCCTCGTTGACAATATCGGTCAGTCCTGCGTATTTTCGGTAATACACCGTTCTCTCATTGCGGCACATGCATCTCATAGCACCACCGCCTTTGGCACAATGCGCGCCAAGAGAGCTTGCGGGACGTCGGCAGCACTGTAGGTTCGGCTGATTCCGCCCTCTGTGTGCCCTGTCTCGCCTTCTGCGCCGCGCTTATTGATGAGATACACGGCAATCTGTAGCATGTCGTACTCATAAGTGTCCGGCAGGATGGAGCTGTCATCTCCGCCGAACGGGTACAGCTGGTGGAGAGCGATACTCTCCGCCATGTTGAGATAGGCAGACAGCACAGCTTCGTCGGTTTCGTCAGTCATCGCTGCTGCAAATTTGATTCTTTCCCTGTCGGTCATGCCGTCTGCCTCCTATCTTGATTAGCCAGCTGCACCGGAAGTGGTTCCCGGACGGGTGTAAGTGGTCGACAGACCGGTAAACTTGCCGTGATACCACTCTGCGCCGTAGTCCAGACCCAGCTGACCGAACAGCTGATATTTCTGACCGGCGCCGGTCTTTGCCAGCGGTTCAAGGAAGAAGTTGCCCTTACCCGGTACCGGCTGATATACCGGAGCGATAATGCCAAGGTTCATGACCAGTGCAGTGCCTGCCGGAAGATACTGCGCGGACACAAGGTCGATAGAGCCCATCGGGGTAACCAGCGTAGAGATATTGATACCGTTGATGGTTCTGTCAGACGGCACGATGGTCAGGTTGTTCTGTACCGCGCTTGCGTTCAGCTGCAATCGGGTGATGCCGTCCACCCAGAGGGTCAGACCAGAAGTCGGCGCGTGTGCGTCCTGAATCTTCTTGAGCATGTCCGCCACATCCCATACGGACAGTTCCTTGGATGCCATCTTGATTTCGTTGGTCTTAATAGCAGAAACCATGCCGCAAGTCTTGTTTGCCGTCGCGTCAGTCGTCGCCTTAGCATACACACCGTTGATGAAGGTGTACTCGATCTGATTGCGAATCTGCTGCATGTGCGCAGCTACCTGAAAATCCAGTTCGTTAATCGGATTGCCGGACTGGTTCGCAATGTTAATGCCAGACAGGGTGCCCATGTTGGACTGCTTCGCGTAAGAGATACCTACGGAATCCATGAAAATCTGGGTCACGTTGGTTGTCTGCTTGCGGGTAACAACTGTTGCGTCCGGTGCAGTCAGAGATGCAGTTTCGGAAATGCTCGGCTGCGCCAGCGTTTTGTCGGTGTTGTACTCCTGACCTACCACGAACTCTACGTGATTGGTGGTCTTTGCTCTGCTGCCGATTGCAGTAGAGAACGGGCACTGGGTGTTGCCCTTATTGAACAGCATACCGGAGTATTCCAGTACGCCAAAACTGGTAGCAAACTGGTCTGCCATCAGTCATACCTCCTTTATTCGGTTGCAGCTGCCTGCCCCGCAAGGCGTGTGTAGTACGCCACGGCGGCAACATCGCCAGCTGCGTTTGCTTCTTCAATCTTCTTGTTGTAGTCCACGCTGCCGATTGTGCCACCGGTCGGCTTGGACATGTGCTTCATCTGGTCTGCAATGATTGCGTCCTTGTAGGAACTGAGGAAAGCCTGCTGGTTCTTTGTGACGGTGTCAAAATCGCCGTCAACGAGCGCCTTTGCAGTTGCCTTTGCCAGCTTTTCTTCATAGCCGAGCTTGATGTAATCGGTCACGTGTCGGTTCAGCGCAGCGCTTCTTTCCAGCTCTGCCACCTTGCCGGTTGCTGCGTTCAGCTGTTCGGTCAGGTCTGCAATCTGGTTCTGCTCCTGAGAGTTGTGTTCTCTCAATTCGCGCTTACGCGCTGCTGCTTCGGCGGTTGCCTTATCGACTGCGCCTTTCCACTTTGCCTCGACTTTCTTAGTAGCTGCTGCCGTCAGTTCCGGTACAGCTGCTTCAAGTGCTGCGGACAGTTCGTCCTCGGACATACCTTCCTTGTACTGCTCTCCGAGCAGGTCAGATAAATAACTCATAATATAGCTCCTTGCGTTTACAGTTCTCTCTGTTCCCGTGTGGTTTGTTTACGCGGCTTCTCTGCCGCGAAAAATATAAAAGGGACACCAAACCTTTCTGGTTCAGCGTCCCTTTGGACAGCCCGTGCCTCTTGCGCGGGTGCATATTATTCAAAACTTAGCTGTTGCGGTTCGTTTTACTGTGATGACAACAATTCTGCCGTTCTCAAGTTTCAGTTCCAGCAGACCGGTCTTGTTCAGTTGTTTCTCGATTTCCGCTGCCAGCTTCGGGGTCATTGTTGCTTTCATCCGTTGCTCCCATCTGCTGTTGCTGCTCTCGCGCCTTCTGTTCCTGTTCTTCTTTGTACTTCATGGACATGTCATATGCCAACTGAGCGTCAGCAAACAAGCCGCATGTCTTGAATGCCAGAAGCGGATGCACGCTGCTGCTGGCAAGCAAGGTGGTCAAGACTTGTACCTTTGACTGCTTGTCGGAACTGTTCGTTCTCGGCAGGTTGATTTCTACTGCTGATGCGGACAAGTTCAGTCCTGCGAGATACTTTGCTATGTTCAGTGCCACGCGTAGGAATCGCTTCTCGGCGGGGCGGAACATCAGCTCTGTGTTCTTCGCTCGTGCTTCTGCGTCCGACCAGCCGTCGCGGAAGATTACCGCCGCGCCAGTGTCCGATGTGGACGAACCACCATTACGGTTCGGCATGCCGCAGATAGTCAGCACCACATTGTACATGTGGTCAACAAGTGTCTGCGTCTCGCTCTGTCCCAGCTCCGCAGTGATGTAACTAATCTCTGCCTTCATGGTCTCTGACCGGTCGCCAAACTTAATAGCGCCGCGTGCGCGGAACTGGTCATATTCGTCAGGGCTGATGTCCATGTTTTTGAACAGCAGATATGCCTGTACAAACTGTTCGACCGCGTCTACACGGTTGCTGTCGACAGTGTTGATTGCGTCGAGCAAAGGCAAGACGACTTCAAAAGAGCCAAGCCGAGCTGTGTTCAGCGCGTATTCGATGATCGGGATTCCGCCCAGAAAATTCGGCTCTGCCTGTACCTTTTCGTTGATGATGGTGAAAAAGTGTGTTTGCGAGTAGCAGTTGTATACAATGTCGCCGTTTTCTCGGGTCACATAGGTAACGCCCAACACGGGCGCATGTGAGAAACCAGAGTTATACACAACAAAAGTGTTGCGCGGGTCGAGCGTCATCACATCGAATGGCGAATCATATGTCGGGTCGGTGTTCGGTAAAACGATTCGGTATCCCACACCGGCAATGTGCATCCAGTCAACCAATTCGTGGTCTTTTGCGGCTTTATCCACCTCAACCATGTATTCATTCAACTGCTTAATCCCGTCGTCGTCGGAATCGGCAGAGGCGGACACATACTGCACGGGTTCCCCAAGGAAGTATCCGGTCTTGAATGTGACAATCTCAGCCGCACGGTTCTCCACGATTTTGTTGCAGATTTCAGGTCTAACTTCCTTCTCGCGGTTCTCAATGCGCTGATGTCCGCGGTACACGTTCCACAAATGCTGAATGTCTACGCGGTTCAGGTCGTGTTGGATGGTCGCTGCATGCAGCACATCCAGCACATTTGCCGGAGTGACTTCTTCGGCGTCGGTCAGTATAACACGCCGTCCGTGATACAGACCGGCAGAAAAATCATCACGCATGCAGCGCCCTCCCTTCGAATACTTCTTAGGATAAAACAGAGGATACCCCACGTATAATTATACCATATCTTGTGTTTCAATCAACACAATACACAAGATATATTGCGTAGTTTTTGTCATCTTTCCTCAGAATGTACGATTGACTACTTCAATCTGAGAGCCGATACGCATACGAATCTCGTTTTCCAGCATTGCCAAGCTATCCGGCGCGTCGTCGTGCGGCACTTTTCCCTGCCGGACATACGTGGTCAGCTGCTTAAAGAACTGGTCATATTGGCTGCCCGCTTTGTAGGTGGACGGATGCCGGAAGTAAAACTTCTTGATGATATTGTCCGACGCAAATTCAATGCGGGTCTCTTTGTTTGAGATTGTCCGCTTCGTGCGAATACTGCACGTGTATCCCATGCCCTTTAACAGCTGTTCCACATCTCGCGCAAAGTAGCTGCCCGCATTGTTGGATTCAAATACGGCGGATGCCACGTGATTGTCCCGCAGTGCCTTTGCGCATTCCGGCTTTGTGACCGTCGGCGGCGCATCGTCAAAAACTACGTCGATTAGATATGCTTCTTGGTCGTAGATCGCCACGATTGGCATGGATGTAAAGTCGGCGCCCTTGTCAGCAGTATCGCATGCCGCAAAGATGGTGTCTGGCTCTCTGCCGACCGGCAATTCAAAGAAATAATTCAGTTCGTCTTTGTTGAACAGTAAACCCTTTGCTTCAAACGGCTGCTGCTGGAACTCAGATTCCCACTGCTCTGCACACAGGATTTCACGCTGTTCGCGGAAGAATGCTGTCGTAAATACTGGTTTGCCGTCGCGCATGTATTCAAAGTTTGTTTCATCGGTTACAGGGTCAAGCGCCGGTGTTTCGATAGCTTTCCATTTCCAGCCAGACTTGCGTGCGGTCTCTTGCAGTCGTCCGATTGGGTCATACAGCGAATATCGTGTGCCGCAGATGACGATTGGTGTGCCTTCAATCGCTCGACCGATAATATCACCGGAGATAACCTCCCATTTGTCGTCAAGCCGCTGCCGGTTCTTGGCTTCTTCTCGACCTTCCACACAGTCATCCAGATATAGCAGGTTCGTTGCTTCGGACAAGCCGACCTGCCGGGCGTCGATGGAACGGCACATTACCGTCGGGAATCGTGACTTCTTGTCCAGATTGAACGTCTTGCGGTCTGCATATGTCTGTACCAACTTGGCGTTTGGGAAAATGTCGTAGAAGTGGTACTCCGATTCTGCGTCCAGATATTCCAGACAGCCTTTGTAGAAAGATTGCACAAGGTCATCGCCGGTGCCCTCCATCAGCGTTGAATGGTTCGGTTTTCTGCCGGAGAGCATGTTTACAAAATTTATACCCATTTGGCTCTTACCAGCTCGTTTGGGCATAGAAACAGACAGAAAATGCAGCTTTCCTTCCAGAACTTCTTGATACGCCTGTGTGTACCGATGCAGATAGTGCTGCCGCGGCGCATAGAAACGCTTGTCATATGGTTTTCCATACTCTACGGCGTTCAGGTAATCTTCAAAGAAGTGTGGTGCACCGAATAGCAGGGACTTGAACAACATGCTGTCAAGCCGCTCTGCCGCCGCCCAATCGCGGTTTTCTACCGCCCGCTGTAACGCTGTTGTCAGCAGCGGACGAAAATCCTTGCGGTTATGCAGCTGCGCAGGGTGGTTGAACTCTGTATATTTTCCGACTTTGTTTGTTGCTCCGGTGATCTGATACTGGTGAAACATCTTTTTACGTGATGCCGCCTCCCATTCAGCAAACCATGCGCGGCACAGCTCAAAATAGTCCTGCCGTGGCTGGTCATCAAACGGGTCTTTTTTGACATGCTTCAAGATTTCCGACGCGGTTTTTGAGTAATTCATAAGATGTTACCTACCAGTTTCAGTGCTTCTTTCGCCTTTGCCATCATGTCATTCTCCGCAAGGTACTCCATGCCTTTGAGCGTAATCGCCGGATGAATCGGCTCTACGATATGCGAGTACATATTTGCTTGTGTCTGTGTGCACACCAGACCGCGAATATAGCCCTCGTTCTGTAATTCAATCATGATACTTTCCCAACAGGCAAAATCGCTGTGTAGAGCCTGTGCAGACACCAATGACGGGTCAAAATCTTCCCTGCCTTTGTATTTGTCCAGAATCTTCAAAATCTTGTAAATCAGTTTGAAATTGTCCATTTTTATCCTCCGAAAAGCATAAAAGAGGCTACCAGACTAATCTGATAACCTCTTTAGGTCTACCTGCGCCAATCGCGCAGGCGCTTGTTATTTGATTTTATTCGCCTTCGCCTGTTCTATACAGTAATCCAGCAGCACTTCAAGATTTGTGTTCTTTGATTTTCGCATCGTGTCCGCAAGCGTTTCGATTTCATGAATAGTTCCCGCATTTCCGTCATGGCAAATTGGGAACAGCTTGCTGTAGAAAGATTCTTTCTCCTTGTCGGAGATTCTTTCTTTCATAAGCCCCACCTCTAACATAACATCCTCTAACTTCGGGATACTGTAAATCGGACATATGTAATCGGCGAGTATAGATTTTCGGAACATCTCGCAGCAAATATAGCTCTCCCGCGTCTCCATCGTACAGTCATCCGTGTCCATGATGATGAATAGTTTGAAATTTTCCAGTCGCTTCTTAGAGCGGTTGTATTCTATGTCATATGTGTCCGCAAAGACTTTCAGGCTTGAGAACTCCCGCTGTGCCAAAAACTTGTCCAGCACGTTTATCTGTATGCTTTTCGCGCCTTTATCTTTACCGATGACTTCCAGCTTCAATCTTAGGCTCGATTTCACATACTCTGCAATGATTCTTTCGCATTTACCGTGAACAATAATGGCACAGCACGATCTTCGTGTTTGAAGTTTTCGTTTTGGATTGCGTTTAGCCAATATCTACACCCGAACCCTTCATGTCATCGACAGACTGCAAACACGCGATGATGTCATCATAGTCAAGCCCATCTGCCATCGGAACACCACCAAACGCGCCTTTGAGATAGAGCAGACGCGCATTGTTTTTCTTCTGTATATCGTACTCATCCAAGCAGCACGCTTCCTTGTTGCCCTCATAGTCAACGTTGATAACATAAACCGCTTTCTTTGGCAGCATTTCCATCAAATACGTGTTGTGCGTCGTAATAATGAACTGTCCGGTGATTTTATCTTCCAAAGACGACAGGATGCTGCTCAGTAATAAATCGTGTATACCTAATTCCAGTTCGTCATACGCAACAATTGAACCGTTGAGCGCACCCAGTATTGCTCTGACAATCTTTATCACCTTCTGCGTGCCAGCAGACTCTAAAGACACCGGCACTGAACGTATTTTCTCGTTAATCAACTTGTTAAAATACAGCTGATATTGAACGCCTTTGTCTGTGTCTTTTCGCTCGTATTGCACTGATTTTACATCCGCATAAGTCTGTGTAAAGAACACATTGAGAATTTTTTCGCTAACATCAAGCAAAGGTTCGTCTTTCTTAGCGATACTGCCGCCGCTCAGATCTGACAGCTTGTTAAGAACATGGTTCGGGCGAACTTCCATCTCAGATTTTGCGCCTTGCTCATGAAGCTGCATGTCGAAAACCATGTCGATAATATCAAAAACGTAGGACAAGTAGTTGTCTTTAATATACTGCTCGTTCTTTGCTTCTCGCTCGTTTTGCAGCAGTGCTAAGAATGAATGCTTGCCCCAATACTGATTGATTAAATCAACCGCGTTCTCGCTCACCTTCTTGTTGGCGAACAGGCGTGAGCAGAAATGCATCTCAATGTGGTCATCCATCTTGCGTAGCTCAAAAATGGTCTGGCTGCGTTTGCCGGTGAAATAGTACAGTCTTTCATAGCAAATTGTGTCTGTGAAAGCCAGCTCATACACTCCCCTGTGCGTGCCAATCTGGAATCCGTACTCAACTTCGGTCGGCTCGTCGCAGTCAATCATTCGATACGCAGACAGCTTTGCCTTCTGCGCGTGGGCACGCATAACCGCATCAGCCAATATTTGCCGAATGCCATCTGGCAAAGGCTCACCGTTATCCTGCGTGATGTTTACAAGATGCTCAAGTCTTTCCTTTTCGGAAAAGGTTAAAATGCTGTTGCGCAGCAGTGTGAAGCTGTTGATAAAATTTGTTTTGCCACTGCCGTTTTCTCCGTAAACAGCAGCCAATCTTTTCACTTGTTTTCTGGCAGCTGTGAAGTCAAACGTAACATCTGCCAAGGATTTGAAATTTTTTAATGTGACGTGCGTAAACATAGTCGCATCTCTCCTTGTTATCTATACTTTACACCTCTACGGGCGTAAAGTCAAGGAAATCTGTGTCGAAACGTGTAATTTCCGTGCAAAATGCACGGGAATTTTAGCCTAGTGTACTAAATTCAACCGCACAGGCACAAAAATAGGGCTACGGCACTTCGCCATAGCCCTTATTTTCATTCGTTGTTCTCTACCGAGTAGTCAAACCCCGCCTTGTCCATTGCGTCGTGCATCATGCCGATAATCAGCTGTTACCTGAAATGTTCTAATAAGCGCACGCCGTTACGCTCAGCAAGCTCTCTTGCAGAGGGTGTAAAGGCAGCCGTTGTAGCTACAACGGCTTCTGTGCAACCGTAATATCCCTTTGCGGCAACGATTTCCTGCACAGCAGACACACCTACTGATTTTTTGTACCGCTTACACTGAATGCAAGACTTTTCTCCATCTGGGTTTTTCATTATGATGTCCGCACCATAATCACCCGAATCTGGGGTATACCTGATAAGCGTGTATCCGAGATGGCATAACTTTTCGCCCACATACCGCTCATATTCTTTGCCCGTTAACTGGTCAACGGGCACAGCTGGCATAGTTGATCCTCGGGTATCTTGCTTGGCGCCGGATTTGATTTTACGACCTGCCCACACGCCGCAAAATATGACAAATGGGATAGTGCAAGCGAAACCCAGAAGCGTAGGGTTATCCGCGCACGCGCTAATTAGCACCCCAAACGCAAATATACAAAGCAGCCACGAGCCGCAACCTGCTTT